AGATATTACGTCATATTTACATGGTCAACTGCTTTACTCCCACAGTTAGTGCCACATTAAGCAAATCTCCCCATATTATGTCGTAGTACAATAAAAACTATTTTACTACTATATCTCTATAAATTTTTATTTTTTCGCTGAACGGTTGACAAATTCCTCTGGTTTCCTCTGAAATCCGTCTGGTCTTGATTGTTCTTTGCAAATAAAAGTGTATTCAGAGGGGCTGAGGCGTTACTGGGAGTCAGTTTGTCAAATTACCGCTTACCGTTTTGGCTATTATGATAATTGTTTTTTCTGTCTGCGTTGTTCCGCAGGCAAAAAGAAAAAGCCCCGTCTACCAGCTTACGACCTCGTTTTGAGATCGCCCGGTAGACGGGGCTTTGCATTCTTCATTTATTCAACGCGAAAGTAGTACGCATCAAGCATTTCAGAAAGATCACGGTCCTTGGTGGATACCACAATTGCACATGTTCCGGCGGGAGTCTTTGGTATTTCATAGAAGTTGAAACGGCAATTCTGAATGATATGATATTCATCTGTCTTTAAGCGCTCTATATTTTCTATCGGAGCTTCATACCCTTTCTCTTGCTTTTGCTCACTCGGATTCAGGCAAATTTCCGCCAAAGAGAATACTTTATAATTTTCTCCATCTTGCTTGGCGAGAAAAACAAAGAGTTTGTCGTCTATTTCCTTTTTTTGCTGAATTCGGATAAAAACCGAAATGTTTAAACAACCATTTTCATTCTTTTCAGCTGTTTCCAGAAGTTTAATCGAACGCTTATCACTTAATACCTCAGAACCCAAAACAGATACTTTAAGCTGCTCCAATGCCTCGCTTTTCTTCATCGCTTTTCCTCCTTCGATGCATCTGCCCCCCAACGATCTGTTGGATCGAATTTCTTGTCGTGTGCTTGAATGCCTAATTCAGCACTTATCGACTTGTTTTGAGCTGAAACAACTTGTATTTCTCTTAAAACCTCATTTATTTCATCTCTCACCGTGTCCAATCTTTCTTGTAGATCGATGACAGTATCTTTCCAGTCGTCAGAGGCTTTTTTTACCGCGCTAGTTGACTCTTCCATTTTGACTATTGATCTGTCCAACTGTGTTTTTGCATCTTTACTCTCATTTTCGCTATTGATTGTCATAAAAATCGCTACAACCGACAGAATAATCGAGCTAAGTGTACCTGCAAACGAAAAATAATTTACCGCATTCTCATTGTTGACAAAAGTCAATGTAAGCAATACTACAATCACCATTCCGGCGATAACACTAATATATATGAAGTCTTTCTTCAATAAATACACACATTTGCGATCGCAATCATTATCTAAATGTTTTTGTAGTTTTTTTGTGCATAAGCAGAAAACCACAAAAAGCAGCGCACATACAGCAAAGAGAACGATGCCAACGAAAGCTGCTCTTGCGCAGATAGGAAGATTATCGTTACTCACAGAACCATCTTCTTTCAGTTAGATGTGTTCATAATACGAGAATTTCACTCTTTTGTCAAGACTACTCAAACATAAGAAAAAGCCCCGTTGGATGTCAGAAACAACTATCCAACGGGGCTTACTTCTATTCTTTCGTTACTCCATCGCCTTCGCGAGCTTCTTCACAAGGCTTTCACCGTACTCGTACTTCAGCAGATACTCGATCGTTTTTTCCTCCAGACCAGCCTTGGTCTGGATTTTTTCGATTGCAGCCTGTACTTCCGGGTCCTGCGGCTTGGTCGCCTCAGCATGCTTGGCAGTCGAAGTGTCATACTTAATGCCGAGCGTATCGAGGATACCCTTGGCGTATGCGATGCCGAACGCCTGCTGCTTTGCCTTGGTGCCCGCCTGAGCTGCATCAGCCTTGGTGTCAACGAATACACCCTCGCAGATTACTGCAGGGCACTTGGTGTCGCGCACAAATGCATAATAATCGCCTCGCTGGCCCTGTCGAGTCTTGCAACCACGGCTGTTCTGTCCGATCTTGATAACCTGCTTCTCAATGTTCTGCGCGAGGACCTTGCCAGTGCCGCCGTTCAGAGTGTGATATACTTCAAAGCCATCACCGCCGCCGGAGTTGTTATGCACGTCGATAGCAAGATCCGGGTTGAACGCATTGCATTCGCGCACTTCCTCGTTGATCGGGTCCTCCTCGTCCTTGGTGCGGCTCATGCGCACCTCAACGCCGTGTGCAACCAGATAATCGCGGCACGCCAGTGCCATCACGAGGTTTGCTTCCTTTTCGACGATATAGCCGACCGCACCGCTGTCGCTGCCGCCATGGCCGACACCGATAAATACCTTCTTGCTCATCTTGTTCTCCCCCTTCGGAACAGCTGTCTTATTTTTACGCTTAATGCAGACTACGCTGCACACCGGCCTGCCATTCGTACCCTCTTTTTCCGGCGCGAACAGGTAGCCGTCCGACACGCGATACATGCCGGTGCTGCCGCCTGCGTCCTGTACAAGAAGCAGCTTGACGTCGTAGTGATCGCGGACGTACTGCGCAACTTCCAGCTCGGTGTGACTGGCCGAAGTCTGCACATGGATATACCAGCCGTCTGTCAGCAGGCCGCACATATTACGGCTGCGTCGGTCAGACTTGCCGAGAGATCCGTTCACCTTGCCGTCCTTGATCGCCAGCTTCCAACCAGAAACAACATTCTCTGAGCCGAGACTCAGCCGCTCAGCTGTACCGCCATAGCCGCACTCTTTGCCCTTGGCCTTGAGGTACTGCAAGGTGCGTCCCTTGATAACGCCGTAGCGGTCGCTGCCGCTGCCGCTGCCGGTCATGTTGAACAGTGCGAGGTTGTAAACGATGTCCGCGCCCTCGTCTGTCGCCCACTGTTTGAGCGTCTTGGCCGGCTTGGCTGCCGCCGAGTACGGCGCCGCAGCGAACCAAATGTCATACTGACTGCGGTCGTAAATATCGCAACGAATGCTCATCGCTGCACCTCACTTTTCGAGCGGCGCGGTGTACGCCTTTGCCCTGTCGCTGTCGGTCAAACCGCTCGTGGTCGGGTCGTTCAGCGCATTCCACACGTTCGATGCCACGAGAAACAGGCAGTACGGATTGCTGAACGCGCCGGTAATGACGCCCCACAGCCCTGCCCACGTGGTCATATCCGCAGCGGTCAGACCGCTGTACGCCAGCACGGTCGCCAGCGCGCCGGTAAGTACCTGCACCCAGAATACCGGGTTCTTGATTCTGATTTTCCAGTTCATGTTTGTCCTCCTATCTCGTGATATGGTCGATACCGATACCCTCTAAAAACTGCTCATAGTCGCGTTGTGTTTTCTGGATGGCCGCCAGCCCCTGCTCGACCTCGCCATTACAGTGACCGCGTTTGAGCGCCATCGCGACACCGACCGTCAGCTTGCAGTTCGCGTCGATCATCGCAAGCTGGAGCCTGCCCTCCTTGGCGCGCTGTTCGGCTCGACGGTCAAGGCGTTCCTGTTCCGTCTTTTCGCGTTTCTCGCGTTTGCTGGCCTGCGAGGCGATCACCGCACAGACGATCGCGCAGAAACCGGTGAGCGCGGCGCAAATCACTTCTGTCATGCCGTGTACTCCTCGCCCGTGATGGTCTTGTACTCCTCCGCCGTCAGTACTTCCGGCACGGACGCATGCACCTGTGCTTTGGTCAGCTTGCCGTGCCTGTACAGCGTGTAGATTGCCTTTACCTTCGGTTTCATGCCTCGTCACCTCCCAGCAGCATTTCATAGGCGTCCTCGAGATCTGTCGATTTGCCCATCTTGATCGTCACCGTGCCGTCGCGGTGGTCGGTAATGTCGCCCGAGAGCGAGTAAGCGCTGTTGTCCCACTCGGCTTCGGTTTCCTTGCCGTCCGCCGCAGGCGTGCGCTGCACGATGCTCCACGGCGTGCCGTCCGGCAGCAGCGCCGCCACTTCATCATGCGACATGGTGAGCGTAATGCTCTTGCTCTCGCGGCCGTCCCACGTGTTATCACCAACACGTCCAACGATTGTGGCAGGATACATTTTTTCATCAACTCTAATATACGTCATTGCATATCCCTCCTTATTCTAACCATACTTTTTTGATTGCTATCTCGCTACTTCCGCCATAACCGCTGTGTTGAACCATAAACCCAACAAAAGCCATACTAGCCCCGCTGATATCGAGTGATAGCGTGCCAGCTACAGTCTCTCCAGACGACGCAAAACGAAGACGCCTGTACGTATCATCAAACATTCTCTTGCCAAGCCAAACATCAAGATATAGCCATTGCTGTAAATTTTGCGATAAACTGCTTGTCCTAAGTTCAGCTTTTAACGTAGAATATGCAGATAAATCCACCATACTATTGGTGCCGAAAAAAGCAAACACATCATTGTAATTTGATATATTATCGTAGATGTATATCTCATCTGTCTTTTTATCGATTTGAAATGTCCCCATTTGGAACTTAGATATATCTGCAGGTTGAGTGAAATCAGTAATATTATTCCAACCACCAGTAATCGCTGCATATTCGTTTCCTTGATCGTACAAATATAATTTCTGCGCAATTGAGATATCATACCCTGTACCGTTAATCAAGGTACGCCCTTTTTGAATGGCATACCCTGTACCTTCAATGAGTACACTTCCACTTTTGATGTCATAGGCGGTACCGTTTATTAATGTACGGTTTGACATTGCGACGCCTCCTCAAATATACTTCCACATGATTGTACCATTGATTGTGGGAGTACTATCATATGAGAGAATATAACTAGGACGGAGGCTAATGTCATTTGGGTCAACAGCCCCCGATGTTCGAACAACCCCTACTTTACTAAAGGTTCCGGTGGCATCAACACTCAATATTTCCCTCCAGTCATACCAATTATCATCACGCCTTGTTCTAGTGTAGATTTTTGGGGACCGCACATCAAATGCTGTTTGTCTAATCCAAGCGCTGTGATGGTAAAGGACTTCAATGAAAAAGTGTGTATCGCCACTACCATACGGGGTATTTGTATTGATTCCCTGGCATTGATAAATGCCCGTTTCTGTAAGGTCATTAAAATCAGTGCCCGTCGACCATGGCTTAATCGGTAATGCTCCCACCTGCTCCGCCGTCACGCCGTGCGGATTGGACTTGTCTACGATGTGCCGGCTTACGGCGGTCCTCACATCACCGAAAACCTGTTCCAGTGCCTCCTTTACGCCGACCACAGCAGGCGCTTGGCCTTGCCGCCGTCCGCGCTGTCCGCGATCATTACGCCGTCACCGTCGGCCGGTGCGGCCTTGGCGGTGATCTTGGTCGGGTCGGTTGCAGCAAGAGCCTCGTCGATCTTATCCCAGTTTTCATTTCTGGCTTCTACGTTGTAGAAATCCTGCGGACTGTGCTTATTCAGTCCGTAGTTTGTCGTTTTACTCGCCATCCGGCAACACTTCCTCTCTAATTTCAAAATGCGTAAGCAAAGCCAGCTGTGCGTGCGTGAAGCGGGTCAAGTCTGCGTGCTGATTGTACAGCAACGATGTTGTGCAGACCATATTCGCAGGCACAATGTCGGCAAGCAGTTCTTCGACCGCCTGCTGATTACGCTTTGCGGTCAGCGCGACTTTGACCGTCAGCGTGTACTTGCCGCCGCCCAGTTCCAGCTTGTAGCCGTCCGCGCCGCAGAGTGTCGCGAGCTGCTGTCTGAGCCGCCGCACGGAAAACGGCAGCTGTGTGTTGATTCTGGTCAGCACCTTAAACCGGCGCTCGTCGAGCGTGTCGGTGTCCTGCGGCACAACGCCGAAGATCTTCTCGTACCTCTGAATGGCGTACTCCCCTGCCGTGCTTAGAAACTGCGCATCAAGCACCGCATCAGCGGCATCATGCAGACGGTCAATCTCCGGCTGCTCGGTCTCACATAGCAGCGGGAACTCGTAGGTCTTGAGCAGGATTGGCGGCAGATAGTCTTGCAACTTCTTCCTCACGACGCACCTCCGATACTGCCGAGCCGCGGAATTTCGTCCGCTGCCAGCTCGATGTTCTTCACGCTGCCGTTAACGGCCGTGTCCTCCACATCCACCACGCAGTCGAGCGCAAGCAGATGCGTCTCGATCTGCGAGATACGGACAACGGTCGTCGCACTGTCCGCCCAGACCTTCGCAAGCTCGGCAAAGTACATCTTGACCGCGCTCTCCACCTGCGACTGTGCGCTCGACCACGCCCAGCCGGTCGCAAAGGTGATATTGGTTTCGATAGCAATATCGGCATACCTCGCACCGGCGACAGTCACGGTGTGCCCGATCGGCGCAAGGCCTAAGCCTTCGCCCTGATTGCCCTCGGGGTCGATGGCGGTCTGTACCTTGCTGATAAGCTCGGTACTCGGTGCGGTGTAATCAGACGCGATAATAGTCAACTTGACCGTACCGCCGCCTGCCCACACTGGGTAAACTTTTACACCGCCAACGCCTGTAATCGCGTTGACTTTTTCCTTATAGTCTGCGACATTGCCGCCGAACGCCTCACCGTCAATGCTGGCGTAGTATTTCTCGCGCAGCGTGTCGGTCGTGTCGCCGTCCTCGGCCGGAATGAGCACCGCCGCAATCTGGGCGGTTTCCAGACCGTTCACTGTCTGGATCGGCAGCAGCAGGCCTGTGTACTTGTTGCCGACCGTACCGAGCGTTTCCGCCTCCAGCTTGTAGTGACCCGCCGATATTTTTTCTGTGATGGTGTAGTTCACCTCGTCGCAGTTGAACCGCAAGCCCGCGGTCAGCTCCACACTGGACGGCGTGAACACGCCCTCGATAACAGCCGCCGTTTCGCCTTGAATAGCTACGCCGCGCTCTTTGCAGCGCAGCATAAGGTACTGGAGCGACGCCGTATCAACAAATGTTTCGTCCATAACAACATCAAGTTCCATGTAGCATTTGACCAGTTCTGCGGCTGCCGGTGCGAGCGCGTCATAGATGATGCTGCCCTCGCGCTTGTCCACGGTGTCAGGCACAGATTCCAACATCCGGTTCATGATATAATCAAATGTCATTTCATCGGAATACTTTCCGATCATGCCGCTTCACCTCCAAACTCAAATTCGCTTTCCACATCGCCCTCGGTCGTGGTTACGGTAAATTTCACAAGCAGGCTGCGCTTTCCCTTGGTGAATGAAAACTGCTCAACCGAGAGCACACGATCATCCGCCATGAGCGCATCTTCAATCGTCTTGGCGACCTTGGCTTGCAGATACGGCGTCATGGTCTGCCCGAGCAGGGCGTTCAGCTCGATGCCGTAATTCCAGCTGTAAATCGCGTACTGAAACCGTTCGGTCTGAAGGATCAGGAAGATGGCCTGCTTCATGGCTTCCAGTCCGTTCAGCTTGCCGCCGGAGCACGGATAGCCGTCAAACCGCAGCGCATAGGTGCGCGAAGGCTGTGTTTCAATCTCGAAATCCTGCACGAGATCGTCATTATACTCTGTCGGCAGCATTACAGCGCCCCTTTCTTGTCTAAAATGAGATATTCCTGACCTCCCTGTTTCCTTAACAGAATGAGCTTGTCCCCTACCTTAAACGAGGACGCGCTCACGCCGGTGCGGACGGCTAGAAACTCTTTTTTGAGCGGCAGCTTCTGGTCAATCTGCACCTGAAACGGCGATAACGAAATAACCTTTCCATAGCACCAGTCAGCAGGTCGTCTTGCTTCAAAGACGTTTTCTGCAATCTGTTTCATAGCGGTAAACAAATCAGGCACTAAACTCACCTCGAATTCCGCTCAGATACAAATCCATCGTGTACAGGCCATTGCTAAACGTGTGCTTAGCCTTCTCCACACACATATAGTTCTTGATGTTGATGTCGCCCAGGCCCATGCCGACACAAACCGAAGTACCGGCACGCGCTCGAACATCCCCGAACACCTTCTGCATGGTCAGTTCGCGGTGAATAACGTTGTAGTATTTCATCAGCGCCTTGGCCTTGGTCTGCAAATCGGCGGTGTTGAGGGCGTTGTCCAGCTTTTCGTAATACTGGAGCGTGCCCCATTTGCTCTGGCTGGCGGTATTGTTCATCACATGAACCTCACGCACGCCTGTTTCGTCATTATCCCATGCCAGCTTGATGCGGTTGTACACATCACTGTCGATGGACGAGGTGTAGCTGTATCCCTGGGCGGTGTCCTCGTCGATGTAGAGCGGCAGGAGCAGGCTCTCGTAGGGTTTGAGGCACAACTTGCCGAAATCGTCGTAGAGCACATACACCTTGCCGGTGTTGATGATGGTCAGGTCACTGGCATTGCCGAGCATATCAAAGAGCGTCCCCTCCTCGATACGCTGCGGAATCTTGTACTTGGTGTCGGTCACGGTACCGACCTTGAGGCCGTAGTCCGCAGCCAGCATTTTCAGCACATCGGCATAGGTCTTGTTCGTGTAGCTGATGGTGTCCTTGTTCTTGAAGTAGCGCAGCTGGTCATAGGCCGTGACCTTAATCAGCCGATTGTCTGAGCGCGACTTCTTAAAGACGTAGCCGTAGAACACATTCGCGCCGTTAAACCGGAACGACACCGGATTGCCCTCGTGGAAGTTGAGGGTATCGTCCTTGACCACCGTAAACGTCAGCGAGGACGCCGCGCCGCTGCGGGTGGTTTCCCACACGATGTCGCCCTCGATCATCGGCTGCTGAAGCTGACCGTTCCTGTTCTGGATGATCAGCTCGGCGCCCGGCATCTGGCAGGACGGCACATCCCGCAGGATCTCCTTGCGCGTGCCTGCCGCACCGGTGACGGACTTAACAACAACGGTCGTGATGTCCTTCTTCTCTTTCTCGGTGCTCGTGCCCGAAGACGTCGAGCCGGACGAGCCGCCCGAGCCGCCGATGACGGCTTTGCCGTACTTCTTGCCCCAGCGGTTGCACTCAGCATTGGAGGACATCAAGAGGTCGAAATGGTACACGCCGTTTTCGATTTGAATCATGCCGCCGCGATCATTGACGGTGTAGGTCACGCCATCGAGTGCCGTACCAGTGCCCTGCACGGTGATTTTCGTCCCGAACGGCACAGACGGCGGTGCAGCACAGGTATGCTTGCTCGGGTCAAGTTTGTTTCCCAGTGCGTCAAGAAAACCGCCCTCCATGGCGTTATTCGCCGGATAATAGGCGGTAAAGAGTGCTTTTACGGTATTCGTTGCCGTACCGCCCGACTTTGCGCCGGAATACTTGGCGAGTGTATCGCCGGAAGAAACGTAGTTCAGCGGATTGACGGACGAGCCGTTCTTGTGCATACCGAAATGCAGGTGACAGCCGGTTGAACTGCCGGTCGTGCCAACGGCGGCAATCTTCTGCCCGGCGGTAACTTTCGCGCCCTGCTTGACGTAGAGCGCCGAGGCGTGCCCGTAAAAGCTCATCAGACCGCCGCCGTGGTCGATACTGATGTAGTTGCCGTAACCGCCGTACCAGCCGGACTTCGTGACTGTGCCGGGGCCAAAGGCGAGGATTGGTGCGCCGCTTGCCGCTGCCAGGTCAACGCCGTCGTGGAACTCCTTGCCGTGGAACGGACAGGTACGGTTTCCGTAACCACTCGAAATGCGCGAGTAGGATGGACACGGCCAAACATATTTACCCATGTTCTCCCCCCTCCTTAACTCGATAGCTTGAGCACGGTGCCGGGATAAATCCACCAGCCGTTACTGCTGCTTGATCTGCCGTGCTTCTTGGCGGCGGCCTCAATGGCAGCCTTGTTCAGATTATAGATAGACCGCCACTTAGTACCGTTCCCCAGCTTCACGCGAGCAATGTCCCACAGCGTATCACCGGACTTGACGGTGTACGTCTTACCGGCCAGTGCAGTCGTAGTGTCGCGCTTTTGCGTGATGGTCGCCTTCTTGGTGCCGCTGCTGCTCTCGCTTTTCTTGAACTCGATAGACTTGGTATGGTACGGCGCGTATTGCAGCAATTCAATCTTTGCCATCACGTCAACGCCGTAGCTGCCGGCATCCTCAGCAAGCTCATAGCTTTCGAGCGAAACCGTCATCGGCTGTGCGCTCATCAGCTCCTCACCGCTGTCGTCTATACGGATAACCGAGAACTCAAACGGCTTGCAGGCGGTCTTGAGTGATTCCAGCTTGCTCATGTAATACTGAGCAGGCTGATAACCGCTCGGGTAGCACGCAAACGGGTACTCTCGGTTCGGCAGGAGCGCCGAAAAGCTGATTTTCGACAGTCCCGGCGTTTTCAGGACGTTCACCTGCCCCTCGTTGATGAGGTTGATGGTCTTGTTCTGGTTGGCTGTCTTGATGGTCAGCGCACTCGGCGTGACCGGAAGGCGCACACCGTCCATGTAAAATTCGTACATATTTAGATGTGCACTCCTTCCGCACTGGTTACAAGCGCCTCGGTGACCTTGGCTTCCAGCAGATTGACTACGCCGTCCAGATCCATCTCGTTCGAGATGTTGTTGTGGTTGACCATTTCCACCTTGATCTCGGCGGTGGTGTACTTGTTGATGACCTGCCGCTCGGCAATATCGCGCAGCAGCTTGATGTCGTCCGAGGATACGCTCACATCGTCCGCAATCTGGGCGGTGTTGTCTGCAATGTTGGACAGCAGGCCCGTTGCCGGATCGTCCGGCAGGTCAAGACCCAGCTTTTCAGAGATGCTGTTCTGGAGGTTTGCGCCCCAGTTGTAACCGTTGGCGTAAGCCGTTGAATACTCGATCTTCTCCTTGTGCTTGACATATTCCGTCCACCCGGACTGATCCTTGATCTTCTGGATGCTGTCGGTGTAGCTGTCGTAGAACGTGTCCAGACCGCTGGTGATGTTGATCTTCACGCCCGGAATAAGATTGATGAGCTTCTCGATTGTCCTCACCATACCGCGGATGACGCCGACAACATACTGGCTGAGCTGCAAAAACAAAATCTCGATCGACGCAATCGGGTGCTGGAACACGTTGCCGAGGAAGTTGATAAGGTCGGCAATCACGTTGTAGACCGGCAGATAGAACATATTGTAGACAAACGCGCCTGCCATCGCGAACAGGCCGCAGATCACGCCGACGGCGCTCGTCGTTTCGTTCTTCGCCCGGTTCGTGTAGTTGATGTATGCGGCGATAACGCCGATCAGAATGATGATCGAGCCGATAATCAGCACGATCGGATTGAGCGACATCACGGCATTGAGCATCTTCTGTGCGGCTGTCAGCGCCTTCGTGGCCGCAGCACAGATCTTCGTCCAGTTGGCGGCCACCGCAAACAGCGCAAAGGCTGCCGCAGCCGCAAGCACCAGCGGGCCGATGACCTCGATGTTGTTCGCCACCCAGTTGATGGCTTCGAGCAGCGGCTGCAAGGCCATGATCGCCATGTTGCTGGCCTGCGTCCAGACGTCCGACCAGGTGAGCGGAATCTCGCTGAACTTCTGGTTGGTTTCCTCTGCCGAGGACAGCAGTGCGGACTTGACAACGCCCGCCGTCAGCTCGCCCTCCTGCGCCATGCTGCGGATTTCACCGACCGATACGCCGAGGTAATCCGCAATCGACTGAATGATAGTCGGTGCCTGCTCGAATACCGAGTTCAGCTCCTCGCCGCGCAGCACACCGGAGCCCATCGCCTGCGTGATCTGCAGCATGGCGGCGGCCTGACCCTCTGCCGAGGTGCCGGCGATCTTGAACTGCTTGTTCAGCTGCTCGACAAACGCGATCGTTTCCTGATTGCTGCTGAATGCGTCACCGGCAAGCAGACCCATCTTCGCGACCGCATCCGCCGTAGCGTTGTACGCGCCGCGCGAACGCATAGCCGACTGATAGATCAGCTCCTGCAGGTCGGCAATGCTTTGCAGACCGTCGTTCATCAGGTTCAGACGCGCCGTGGTCTGCGTCATTTCGTCCGACATACTCACGATACCGCTCACCAGCTTGGAGCCGAGAAACGCTGTACCCAGCTTTTTAAGTGAGGCCGTCAGGTTTTCCGCCGGCGGCTGCGCCGAGGTCATGCTGCTCCGCAGCTCCTCGACTTCGCTCACGGTTCGGGTGAGTTCTTCACGCACACCCGTCAATTCGCTGTTAAATTGTGAATAAAGACCGGTCGGCGCCGCCTGTTCGGTCAGGCTTTGCATCCGTTCAAACCGGTCGTTGACCGTACTCAGGCTGGACGCAATACGGCTGAGCACATTGCTCATGCCGTCGCGCAGCTGGACGGTATTGGATAGTGCCATAGAACTCACCTCCCTCGTTTTGCTTTATCCAGAGCGGCCTTTTCGTCCTCGTTGTACACGACACAGGACGCCCAGATAAATGCCCGTTCTTCCTTTGGCAGACTTAAGTATTCGGACGGCAGGATATGGAGCTTTTGCAGGCAGAAATGTGCGACGGAAGCCTCGTCATCCCCGTCCCGAATCAGTTTTTTGCCTGTTCCACCAGATCGAGCTTGTCACCGAAGCCGCAGATGTCGAACAGCTTTTCCGTGTAGTTCGTATACTCGCCCGGCGTCAGCATGGCCGAGATCAGCTCCTCGGCGCATTTCACGCCGTAGCTGTCCTGCAGTTCTGCATCGTTGAGGTTCGGATAAACCGTGCAGGCGGCTGCCAGCTTGGCAAGGTACAGCACGTTGTCGAATTCCTGACGGAAGCTGCCGCGCTTGCCCGGCACCTGTACGCGGTACTGGCAGTCACGGCGCAGTGTTTCGTCCTCGCGCGAGGAAATGCAGCGCACCTCCCACTCGAGCGGCTTGCCGTCCTCATCGGTGAAGCGGTCAGACACGACCAGCTTCACGTTTTCAACCCGCTTGGCGTTCTGCGCCAGAAATGCGGTAAGATTACCCATTGTACAAATTCCTCCTTATTCCATACCGGACAGTTCGGTAAACTCCTCGGGCATATCCCAGCCGTCGAACGTACCGGAAAGCTCCTCGTCAAGCAGACTGTCGCCTGCGTCGAACTTCGCCAGAATCGAGCTGTCGATCAGGCAGCCGGTGTGTGTGATGGTCTGACGGCCGGCGGACGAGGACGGGTCCTCGTTGGACACCTGAATCTCAAACGGCGTCATCCTGCCGGTCTTGCAGTAGGTCAGGAACCAACGGCGGAACACGCTCTGGTTAAAGTGCGCCGTGCCCTTCCACGAACCGGACCAGCCGGTCGGCTTCTTACCGATGCCGGTACGGCCGAGGATTTTCACGTCCTGCGAATTGACCTTCGCGGACGATTCAAAGCTGTACAGCTGCATCATATTATAGCGGTTGCCGTCAATGGTGACATAGCACTCGGCCATCGAACCGGATACCGCATCATTTGCTTCCATAACAGGAGCGTTCAGCATGACTTTTCCCTCCTTTATTCAACAATTACCTTCATGTAGAGCTGTTCCATCGCGGAAACCGGCTGTACATGGTCCTCGACCGCAACCGACTTCTTCATGTCGCCCTGCGACACGGTGACGCTGCTGCTGTCGAAGTTCTCAATGGCGCGGATGGTCTGGAGCTGGGTGTGGTGCGCTACAATGTCGCTCCACAGGCTCACGCGGCCGGAGGCGTCGTTCTGCACCTTGCCGAGGTATTTCGAGTTGAACAGCGATGCAATGTCATTGGCGATCTGATCGAGCACGCGCATGACCTGATTGGACGAGAAATCCGCGCTCTTTTCGTCTGTAATGCTTACGAACGTGTTGATGTCGGTCAGCACGCGCGTCTGGTCACCGACACGGTGGAACGTGAACTCACCCGCCTTGATCGCCTTTTCAAGCTGGGTCTGCGTGTAGTTCGTGTCGATGTCGTACTCGCCGGTGTAGGTCGAGTTGGTCATCGAGCGGTTGACCGCGCACGCAGATTCCGCGCCGGTCGTCCAGTAGACAGCCGACGGGTCATCAGATGCACCGACCAGACCGTTCTTGACGGAAATCACACCCTCATAGTCTGCCGCAGGGTAGCCATGCAGCACGCACTGAAACTTCACGCCCTGCTCATCACGCAGGCGGCGCGTCCAGTTGGCGAACAGACCCTTGACCGTGCTGTTCTTCGTGTCGCAGCCGACCGCGTTGAAGCTGTACGGCTCGATCTTGTCGAGGAACGTCTGGTAAGCTGCATCCTGCACCGCGCCGGTCGTGCCGCCGGTGAGCAGCAGGCCCGCGTTCTCGGTCAGCGCCTCGCTGCCCTTCCAGTGCAGATAGTCGTTGTCGGAAAGGTCGGAAACTGCCTTAACTGCCTTCTGCGTGTCCACAAGGGTCGTGCCGATGTAGGTCGAAACGTCGTAGACCTCGTTCGTCGATGCCGTGAAGCCCTCGTTCTGCTGAATGACGATCTTCAGTTCGTTGCCGATCTTGCCCGGATACTTCGCCTCTGCGTACTTGCAGGCCGCCTTTGCACCGCCGCTGTTCAGACGGAACAGGTGCAGCGTCTTGGCATTTGCGAAGATCTCGCGCAGCGGACGCAGCTCGTCCGCCGTGTAGGCGTAGCCGGTCAGCGCAAGTGAGCCCTTCTGGAACTCGCTGTTCTCGATGGTCACGACCTCGTTCTCCGGTCCCCAGTCGAGGGACAGCGGGAAAGCCGCCGTGCCGCGGTCGCCCAGGGTCGCAGACGCACGAGCCGCCGACACAAAGTTGATGTACGCACCGGGCAGAACCTTGTTCTGTACGGTATACATACCGCCGCCTAAAGCCATTTAAATCACCTTGCCTTTCATAAAGTTGTCAATGAGCGCGTCCACCTCGGAAAAGGTGTAACGCTGATCCTTGTCGAGCAGCACACCCAGCAGGTCGCGCCGCTCGCGGTATCTGTCGAAGGTCAGGAGCTGTGCGCCGGTAAACGCCGGTGCTCCTGCCTCGGTTTTGCGTTTAACTGCCATTGTCAGTCCTCCATTCCTACGGTGGTCTGCAAATTCTCCATCGGAATATCTTCCGGGATTTCCCGGACAAACTGCCGGTAGTCCGCGAAGAAATGCAGCACCTCGTCTGTAATTTCCCACGAGAGATTCGAGCCGCGCAGGCTTTCCGTGCGCCGCAGCAGCAGCGTGAGCGTCTGTGCGGTCTCTCGGCACTGCTCCTGCGGACGGCCGTCCGACGGAAAGAACCGCACGTCCATGTGCTGCACGATCTCATGCAGGCCGGACGGGTACGGCGTGACGTCCGCACGAAGCTGCCGAATGGAAAAGCACGGCGCAGAGAATCCCTGCTCGATACGTTCGGTGTAGATGTCGTACTGCGCCGATGGATAGACCGTGCGCAGCTTATCGACGATTTCCTGTACTACGTTAATCATTTGCCCTCCATCATGCGGCTGAGAAATTCCTCGCTTTTGGCCTTGATAAAGTCCGGTGCTTCTTTCTGAAAGTCGAACAGGCTGTCGCGTAGCATATGCTTGCCTTCAACGAAACCGTGCGTCACGCCCTTGTGGACGATACGGTGTCCGTTCTCCACATAGGGCGCGTAAAAGACGTTATTATAAATCTCCGCACGGTAATGTTTCCCGCTGCGCCGCGCATGAGTAATAAACCAATTACGTTTCAGGTGCTTGGTTTTATACGGCGTGACCTTTTTGACGTTTTTCAGCAGGCCGTTCATCATCTCATCGAGCAGGCCGGTGTAGAAAGCGTCCATCTCCGGTTCGCTGGCGGCAGCCTTAATGCGTTCGTTTAAGTCGCGCAGCTCGTGAAAATCGCAGCTTCCCCAGCTTGCCATTACGCTCGCTCCTCTCGGACGGTGGAAAGCTGCTGATGGGTCGGATAGACCGCGCTTTCGCCGCTGTATTTCAGCCGATAGGTCGCGCCGTACTGCTGAACCGCAATGCGGCAGCCTGCCGGAATCGTCAGCTCCGGCGCACAGTAGATCGTAGCCTGATAGCTGACCTGACCGCTGTTCGCGTCCGTTTTGCTGTCCGGTGTGCCCGAAAACGACAACGCACACGGGATATTCTCGTGCAGCACCGCGTCCGGTGTAACAACGGTTTCGCCGCCCACTTCCTGTTTGCTTGTGCCGGTGACGGTCATCACGCCGTCATAGGTCTGCTCCAGCAGCGCCCGTTCCAGCTCCGGATTGCCGAGCATACTACCACCTCATCTTTCGATAGGCGTTCAGCTGCGCCTTATAGTCGGTAAGGAAGTCGCCCGAGCCTGCCAGCGCCGCCAGCTGCTCCGCCGCCGTGGCAAAGGAAAAGGACGTATCCCCTCTGGACACGCCCTTCGCGGCAGGCTGCATATTCTCGTTCTGGAGCTGAACGCTGTTTACCAGACCGCGCACCATCAGCGCTGCGGTGTTCGTCAAGCCGTCCGGCGCCTCGGTCAGATTGCAGTAGTTACAGATCTGCTCGAGCACCAGATCGCAGGCGAACTCAAGCGTTTCCTGCGGCAGGTTCGGCAGCAGGCTTTGCGCCCGCAGCATCAGCGTTTCCCTTGTCATTTCTGCGCTTCCCCCTCGGTTTGTCCTCGGTCGGCTCGGTTTCCTCCTCGGCGGTCACGGTTTCCACGGTAAAGCCCGGACGGCCGGAGAACCAGCTTGCAAGCCACTCGTTATCCGTCTGCGCCTCACCACTGACGAACTGCACGCCGCCGATCTTGCGGTCGTATTCCTCGTTCGGTGCCTTGATCTTGTACATCATGTGCACCTCACTTTACCTTGAAGTTACGCAGCACGCCGGCAGCGCGGGACTTCTTGAGCACGGTTGCCGCTACCATCTCGACATCACCGGCCTTGACCGGGCCTGCGGTGCTGAAATCCGGCAGCGTGGTGGAGATCACCTTGCCGCCCATCGGAGATACGGCGTGGAAACCGTCCAGACCCAGACGAACCGCGTACAGGTCGGTCAGACCGGTAACGGTGGTCTTGGACGAGGACGCGCCGTATTCGCGCGACGTGATCGGCACGACCGGCTTTTCCTTCTTCTCGGCGGTGTCGTAGTAATACTGCATATCCATGAACGGAATGCCATTGTAACCGCTCATCTGACGGCCGAAAGCGTCCTCGGAGTGGGTCAGATAACCGGCACGGCGGGCGCAGGAGCGGATCTTGGTCAGCAGCGCCGCATTGCCGATGAGCATGGTCGGCACGCCGTCCAGCTCGGGCAGGAACTCGTCGAGCATATCGAGCACGGTCTTGTAGTTGGTGTCGATCGCCGCCGAGGTGGACAGGTCGATCGCCTTGGATGCGTCCGCGTTGAGCTCGGTGGAAGTGCCGACGAGCAGCGTGTCCAGACCGTCAAAGCCCTTGGTGCCCTTGTCGCCGTTGATGGCAGTGTAGTGGAACAGGTTGGTGGTCGCCTTGATGTGCTCCTCGAGCTGGAACTGCACCTCGTTGATCTGGCCGTTCGCGGTACCCGCGAGAACACGGTCGATCTTGAACGTACCGCCGAAGATCTTGAGGTCAACCGACTTGGTTTCGCGGTCGGCTGCGGTGTCGGTGTAGTCGGTGTTGATGTCACGGAAATCCGCGCCTGCCGGGGTCTTGAGCTGAGTGTAACCATAGGTCAGCGTAGAGCCGCCGGTACCGGGCGATACCGAGTTGTCAAAGGTCAGTGCCTCCAGCAGCATGGAGCCGCGGCGGAACTGGTCGATAACCTGCTGGTCCACATGGTTTGCCATGCCGACCTTTGCCTGTGCGAGAGTGATAGGCATTTTTCATTCCTTCTTTCTGTTAGCCGTTGGTGTTGTATACTTCTGCGAGAGCGGAACCGAGATCGTTTACCGTGTTCGGGTTGCCGCCGGACTGCGGATTGTAGCCGCCGCCCTGACCGCCGTTCGGGTTTCCGCCCTTGCCGCCCTGCTTGCCGGACTGACCTGCGCCGTCCTCCTCGAACAGCCATGCCTTGTCCTTTTTCAGACTTTCGACCTGCGCGTCAAGGCCGGTGATCTTGCCGTCCGTGCCGATTTTGATGTCGTCCATCGAGAGCGCCGCGCGGGTCAGCTGCGGATCGCGTGCATGGGCACGGGTCAGCGCCAGGTCGATCGCCGCATCACGACGAATATTCGCGGTATCGGTGTCGTACTTTGTCTGGAGGATCTTGAGGTCGTCCTCCAGCTTCTTCGGGTCCTTTCCATCCCACGCCTTGGCGGCGTCACGCAGGTCCTTGATGGTGTTGTTCGCCGTGGTCAGCTCCTGCGCCTTGGTGTCCAGGTCGGCCTTGGGAACGTAAGCGCCGCCGGCGGCGTTGACCACCTCCAACTTTGCGTCCTTTGCCGCCTGCTGGAACTGTTCCCAGGTCAGTGCGCCCTTTTCAAAAAGGGATTTGAGAAATTCCATTGTTTTTTGCTCCTTTCATCGAAAAATGGGTATGAAAAAACCACCCTGGATTGAATCCTTGGTGGTTTAGTCCATCAGTTCTACTGTTTTGATTTCGGTTTCCAGCATTCCGGGCAGAACGCCGTTGTCGTCGCGCCGGATAATCAGCTCTGCAATCTCCGGTTCATTGTCCAGTGCGCCTACGACGGTGACGAATTTGCCGGTCAGCGTAATACCGTCCGTGCATTCCACCTTGAGGCGATGCGCTTTGTCATATGGGTGCTCGGTGCCGAGCAGCTTTCTCATGTGCTGAATGAGATCCATTGTTATCTCTCCAATGTACGGTCTTGATGACTAAGTCTTTGGTTGATAGTGAACGCCCGGTGCACATTCGATTGCCGGGTTTTCCTCCAGCTTATTCATATGCTCGCCCGGGATACCATCCGGAAACGCCTTGCAGCATACCCGCTTTCGGTGGATACAGGTATTGCACAGCACACCATGAACGCCCGACGGCTGCGAACAGCGTGCCAGAAACTTGTCATGATTGGACAGTTCTTCATATCGCCTGTTGCGTTCCTCGGGTGACAGCCTTTTGAAGTCCTCAAAGGTTAAATTTCTGTCAGCCATATGGTGTTGCCCTCCTTTCTGTCAACAATGAAACGCGATTCTCTCTTGAAAAGGATTTCCTTTTCGATTGTGTTGATACCACGCATGTCTCTGCCGGTCTTACTCTGAATAACCAGCTGAATATCCATATCCGAGTCATATACCTCCGTAGAAGTAGACGTGTATGCGTCGTATGTAACGATCGCGTCAACCTCATGCGCTGCCAGAAAAGCAGCTTTATCCGGTATCATGTCACTGGACAGAGAACGATATACCGTTCCCTCGTACACCGGAAGTTTATCCAGCGCCTTGTCAAGCCGTTTCGTCCAGCGCTGTTCCGCTTCGCTGAGCGATTCACCTCGGCGCAGCTTATCGTTTAGCGAATAGCTGGCCGCACTGACATACTTCTGCAGTGCGCTTGTTTCGCGCTTGTTCAATTCCAGTATAGCATTTTCCGGGTCGTTTTCAACATATTTCTTATGCCATTCCTCATATGTCATGCCTTTCTCAACATACTCGGTCTTACCGGTCGCGGGATTTCTGGCGGCACGCTTACTGCCGATTCGGAACTCCGTCACCGGAACGGTGGTACACCGGCAGCGCGGATGCAGCGGCGGATAATTGATGCCGGTTTCGTGCTCCGCGAGCGGAAACTCGCGCTGATCCAGAGCGCCGCACACCGTGCAGGTCTTGAGATCGAGCGCCGCCTCAAACCGATAGGACTGGACACCGGTTTCCCGGTATCCCTGTTCGGCAGCCTCAGCCGCCATGTGGGCGCTCTCGATATGGATGAGCGTTGCCGCCCTGCTCTCGGACACGCTCATGCGCTTGGCAAACTCTTTCGTCATGCGGTCGAGCGAATCGCCGCGTACCAGACCGCGCGAAAGCGTCTGCATCAGCTCACGGGTCAGCTTGTCCTTGTCCGCCCAGATGCGGGACGAAAACTCGCTGCCGACCCACGGCATAGCGAGTATCTTCTCGACCGTCTGCGGGTCAATGCGGGCGAAGGTGCTCACCACATCGGCCTGCTGGCTGACGGCGTACACCGTGCGGTAGTAGGTGTCGGTATAGCGCTCCTGCAAATGGTCGCGCAGAACATCGCGCTGAGAGCTGAACAGCTCCATCATACGCAGTTCAACCTGCGTCTGCAATGCCTGCAAGCGCGAGATACGCGAACGGAGATAAACCTCCTCCAGCTCCTTGTCAAAGCCGCCGGCAAGCGCCTTATTGCGGAACTCGTCCAGCGACATCCGGAAGTCCTCCAGCTCTGCATCCCGCAGCAGCCTGCGTGCGTCTGCCATGCTGACGCTCTCGTTTGCGGCATAGCGGGCATAGAAGATCGAGAGTTCCTTATCCAGTTCGTGCAGAATGCGCTCGTATTCCCGATGGAACCGCAGACACAGGTCGTCATCTTCCTGCTTCTGCTTTTCGGCCAGCTCGATGGCACGCTTGCGCCAGTAGGCGCCGTTCAGCTTATCCGCTGCTGCCATCGCCTGCACCGTCCTTTGGCGGGAACCGGAACTGCGGCTGCTTCTCGGCTGCCGCCTGCTGTTCCTTTTCCAGCTGCTTCTGCTCGCTCTCGGCATCGTCTACCCACGGATGGTTTGCGAGAATGGTTCTGTCCGAGATAATGCCGACCGACTGCTGCGCGATCTGCGCGGTTTCGAGGTCGTTCTGTACCATGTTGCGCGTCCATGTCTGGAGAATGCGTTTCGGCTGTGCGATACCCTCCAGACGGCAGATAGCACGTACCAGCTCGGCAAAGCCGCTGCGGAACTGCGTTTCCAGCATCACGGCCTTGAGCTCCAGCAAACTGTACAGGTACTTGAGCGCCACGCCGGACGAGTTGCCGAAATTCTCAGGGTTCGGGTCAACGCCCATGCCGGAAACGAAGATCTGACGGCGGGTTCTTTCGAGAAAAGCGTTCCGCGCCTCAAACGGGATCTCCGCGCGGATGGTGTCCACGCCGCCGTCCCCCTCGACCTTGATGAGCTTGCTCTTTTTGAGGTCACTCATGAACTCGGTCTTGTCCGTGCCGCCGTAGTTCTTGATGACGAAGATGACCTCCTGTACGTCCTCCATGTCGTTGGCGAAACCGGAAACCACCTTGTCGTAGGCGTCGATCAGGTCGCGGTACAGCGGCAGGTCGCCCCGCCGGTCGGCGTTGTTGTAGAACGGGATGAACGGCACCGCGCCGAGGCCGTGCCGCAGCTCCTGCCCGACTTCCGGATATTCGAAGTAGGTGTAGTTGCCGGACACGCCGTTCTGACGGTAGAACCGGCAGGTCGTGTCGTCCCAGTATTCGCACACCTGCACGGTCTGGCCGCGCTGCGGGTCGAGCATGGTGTAGCAGCGCAGCACGCCGACGAGATCGCTCTCCAGCGTGCCGGAGAACACCGGCACGATCTGTTCCGGGTCTACGGTGTGGTAGCGGAACCTGCCGTCTGTGCCGCGCCAGTAATGCAGCCAGCCGACCGAGGTGTTGCTCGCGTCAATGCCGAGCTGCATGGCCGTTGCGGTGTACTGATCTCCGAGAATCTCTGCAATCCGCTCGTTGGCGGTCTTGTTCCCCACATCGAACACCGGCGGGTAGCTCAGCGCGTAGGAAACCTTCTGCGTCACGAGCAGATTATGCCACGAGTGCGAAATGCGGTTGTCCGCGAGGTGCAGCGGATTGCCGAGCGCCTGCTCGGTCTCTGCCTGCCGCTGCAAAACGCTGTTGTCCTGCTTGATGCGGTTGACGTTGCTGTAATAGCGCCGAGCCTCGTCCGCCTCGCGGATGAACTGCCTGTGCCCCTGTAAAAGCCGCTGAATCGTGCGGCTGTTCACTTTCACCATACGCTGACCCCTCCTTTCCTGGTAAACTGCTCCGCAACACCGGTTGTCGCGTCGGGAGCGTCATCGTGGGCGTTCTTGCCCTCTTTCTGGTAATATAACATTGCTTTTGCATACTCCGGCCAGCGGTCGCGCCAGTTTACGGGGTAGTAAATGTGATCCTGCACCCACGTTGAATTCGTGAGGATACGCGCGACCTTGTTCTCGCTCTGGTAGAACCACTCCACACGGCAGCGGTTGGAGCCGAGCCGCCGAAGCTGCTCCTGCACGTTGCGGGCAAAGCCGCGGCCGCCGTTGTTGCTCTCGATTTTCGCAAGGTTTACGCCGTGCGCCAGCAGCCGCCGTGCGGTTTCCGGCTCGGTGATCTCCATCGGGTCCTTGGTGTAGTAGATGTCGAGCACATAGGCCTCGTGGTTATACTCGCCGTAGATGATGCTGCAAAGATAGTCCGCGCCGGTGTCTGCCGTGTCGGTGTAGCTGCGGATATGCGTGAACAGCGGCTTGCCGTTTGCATCGCGCGGAATGTCCGTGTAGGTCTTGAAGCTGCTGTACAGACGGCCTTTCAGGTCGATCGGCTGCTGCTGGTAGTTCGCTGACGCGATCTCCTCGCTCATCGTGCGAACCTTGTCCTCGTAGTCCTCACAGGTGAGAACCGCATCGCACAGCATCGTGCCGTCGTCCTGCAAGGCTTTCATCGTGATGAGTTCCGCATCCGGCCAGTGCTCCAGCGCACGGCCTGCGAGGTCGCCGGTCGCCCAGCGCGTCATGATGATAACGATCTTGTAGCCGGTTTCGGTTCGGGACAGCATCGTGTCCGTGAACCACTGCCACTGCTTGTCGAGTGCGCCCTCGTTAAAAGCCTCCTCGGCCTTCTTGATCAGGTCATCGAGAATCAGCTTGCGTGCGCCGAAGCCGGTCGCCGTGCCGCCCGGAGAGGTAGCGAGGTAGCTCGCGTACTGTCCCTCAAGCGCCCACTTGCCTGCGGCGGCTTCGCCGTACTTGATGCGTGTCTGCGGGAAAATGTCCGAGAACACAATGCGGCTCGGGTCAAACCGTTCCTCCGCAATGCCGTCGCGGACCGCCCGTGCGAACGTCGTGGACAGCGTTTCGTTGTAGCTGCCGGTCATGATCTGCTCGGACGGATCGCGCCCGAACAGCCACTGGCTCAGCAGCACCGCCGTCCGGCTCTTGCCGTGGCGCGGCGGCATATTGACCACAAGCACCTTGCGGTCGCTCTCGCAGAACGCCTGTAAGCGCTGACACAGCGTTTTGAGATACGGCCTGTCCTCGCGGTAGAAGTCCGGCGCCATCAGCTTGCAGAACGCCCAGAAGTCGCGCCGCGCAAGCTCTATGCGAGCCGCGCGGCGGATGCGAGGGTCAATCATCGTCCGCCAGCTTCCGCAGCTCCTCGGTGGTCAGCCCTGCGAGCGGGTTCTCCACCTCGAGAGTGCCGGAGTGCTCGATCTGCTGCACAAACGCGCCCGCCGCTTTCGCTCTCAGCTCCGAGGCCTTGAGCCGGTCCTTGGTTTCCTCGCCCTTGTCACGCATGACGTTCGTCCAGAAGGCGTTGATCTCCTCCATGTCGGCTATCCGCGGCGTTTCAAGCAGCTTGTCGCGGTCTGCGATGTATTTACTAAGTTTTACTAAGTTCTGTGCTCCGATGACGTCCGAATTACTGCCCTTGTATCCGGCAAGCCGCGCAGCCTCTGCCGCCGTCTTGCCCTGCTTGTAATAATCTACCCAAGCCTGCTGCTTGGCTGTCAGTTTGCTCACGCGCTCACCGTCCTTTCTGAAATCCGGGCACGAAAAAGCACCCTTGTTTCCAAGAGTGCCTTTCCGGAGGTGTTTCCAATGCGGTATGAAGCAGGAGAAATGCGGGACCTAAGTTTCATTCCCGCTGAACTTCATGATACCAGTATAGCAGGAAACTATGTGAACTAACATGGCCTGTTCGCATTTTCTTTCAGAATTTTTTCTGCTGCCTGCAATGCCCTGCCATGCAGCCGCATGACCCAGCGCAGAGTGCGGTCTAAGTCAACCGCGATTTTCTCCCACTTCTCAAAGTTTAAGTACCGCTTTGTGAGAAGTGTCCGCAGGGTCGTGTCCGGCACCTCGGCAATCACCGCCGCGATCTCGTGCTTGATGTCAATGAGCTTGTCGATCTGGGCATCCAGCGCCGCGGCAAAGTCGGCGTAGCGGCTCAGGCCGCCGTCTGAGGCACCGCCGCCGCCCGGTGCACCGCTCACCGATGCCACGCCGGACACGCAGCGGTCATATGCCCGCCGCTTGGCACTCTCCAAAGCCGTAATCTCGCGGTCGAGTGCCCACCCGCGGTTCAGCCAATCTTTTGTTGTCATGTAGTCCTCTCCCCATCCGTAATGCCGTAGCGCCACGCAAGGTAGCGCCGAACCTTGTCGCTGTATTTAGTCATGCGACGTCACCGTAACCGGAATGATCATCTCCGGCAGGAAATTCACCTCGTAGTGGAACTTGTCCACGTAAGCGCCGCTGACGTCCTCCACAACGTAGATCGTCCAGTCGTTGAGGTACACAAGGTGTTTCTTGTAAACGCCCTGCCCGGTCTCGACAGTCACCTCCAACTCGTTCTCGCTGTTGTTCGAGATGGCGAAGTTGCCGATCAGCTCAAACACCGGCTTGTCCGTACGCGCGTTGATGACTTCCAGACGGCGCGTGACGTTGAAATTGTCCGCCTCCTTCGAGATGTTGTACGCAACGCGCTCGCTCTCCCTGCAGGCCGACAGACTACACATCATAGCACCGCAGAGCAGTGCCGCCATGATTTTCTTTTTCATTGTTGTTCGCCTCCAAATATTTTATGATTTCCCTTTCAAACATCGTTATAGCGGTTCAGGCAACGAGTATTATTGCAAAACCGTTTCTGACCGATTACCTTTAACGGCTGTCCGCAAAACTGGCAATACACCGCTCCTGTTCTCGGTGGAGCGTCATCCGCGTGTGTTCCGCCGTATCGCATACGGTTGACCATGCACACCACGGAACCCGGCTGAGCAGCGGCGATGCAGTGTTCCTTTGCTTTGCAGTAATAGCACTCAGGCGTTCCCATCCCAAATCATCTCCTTCCTCAGCTCCTTGAGCTTGTCCGTCAGCAGGCTCTCGGCCTTGCTCCCGGCTTTCAACTTGCCGCCCTTGTCGCAGAGATTGAAGCGCGGACGATTGACGTTATGCGTACCGCCGCCCGGAAAGAAATCGTCGCCCTCGTACTAGCTGGCGGTGAAAAAGCTGCCGTCCGGCAGGTCGAGCCGGTACACGCTAAGCCCGATCTCGGGCGCCTTGTGCCATATGCCCCAGCTGCGCCAGCCGGCAAGGATAGCCTTGCGCTTGCTCTCATTCGTCAGGTTCAAGATGTTCTGTTTGGTCAACTCTAAAATCATACTTTCCCTCCCAACTCCTTCAGCCGTACCATCGGGCACTGCTCGCACTTGTCTACCAACGCCTCATAGTCCATCTCAAACGGAAACTTGCAATACTCATCGCAGAACTCGCTTGCAAGTTTGTTCACCGCCTGCTCCCAGCAGGCCAGATGGAACACGGGTGCAGTCCGCACACCCTGCCCACAGAATTTACATTTTGCCATTGTTCTCCTCCTCAAAACATCGTTTCAACTTCCCCGACGATCTTCTTCACCTCGGGGTTCTCGCTCTGCCGCAGCAGCTTCATTGCCGTACCGGCACGCAGCCACTCGGCCTCCTGCGTGAGGTTACGCTCGTAATCTTTTTTCAGCTCCTGCTTATACGTCACGCCCTCCTCACGGGTCAGGCCGCCGTGAAAGTGCAGCTCATACAGCAGCCGCAGCGCCAGCCAGATCATGCGCTCGGCGGGTGTCAGACCGTCCGGCTCGGGTTTGCGGTCGTATGCCCGCTGGTTCATCTCCTCAAAGTCCATATCAGCCCTCCACCGGCTCGATGTGAATCCAGATGCCGGGCGTGTCCGCCCAGAATTTCTCCGTGATCTCCGAGCACACCAGCGCATCGTCCGTCCAGAAGTGCTCGGCGGTCATGCAGTCCTTGAGCAGCTTCTGCAGGTTGTCCGTATCCGGCTTTGTCGTGCGGTAGCTGCCGTCCGGGTGTTTTCCTCGCGGGAACAGCCACTTCACTACGAGCCGCACACCGCCTGTATACGGCTGTTCCGGCCGGTGCTGCCCGAGGTGAGCGCACAGCTTTGCGCGGGCGGCGGCGAGCGCCTGCGGCTCGTAGAACTGCGGCTTGCCATGCACCACGCGCACCTGCTTCTCCTGCGCCGTACACGTCGGCGGGCGCATCGCCATGAAAAACTGCGTTACCATTTTCTTCTTCTCTCCTCTCGCGCGACGGGTCCAGTCGTGTGTGCGCTCTCCAACCATCTGTGAGGGGCGCCTTCAAAGCCCCCTCACATGGTGAGTGCGTTCACACACTGACCCACCTGGTTGTGTCACTTGTGACATTGTCAAAAATATATACGTAGTATATATATGGTCGTGGCGACACTGCCGCCATGACCTAAAATCAAGGTCGTGTCAAAGGTCGTGACACTCTTGCCATGACCTTAAATTTCAGGTCGTGTCATTCAAGATTTTGCCAGTATTTTTATCTATCGTATATCCGTAGTCCTTGACCCAGCGGTAGACTGTCCGCTGTGCCGGTGCCTGCATTTCTCCGTCCTCGTTCTGCTCGGTGTAGTATTCGATTATGTCCTGCACGGTCGGCGCATCCCCGCCCAGGCACAGGGCGTTGTACGCCGTATCGAACGCTTCCTTCTTGCTCTGCTTCGCTTGCTTTGCCTTGCCCTTGCGGGCCTTTGCACCGCGCTGCCATGCCGGAGCAGCCTCGTCCGGATTGATGTCCTGCAAAGCGCCGTTGCCGTCCAGCCGGTGCACCGGAAACTCGAACCACAGGTTGACTGGCGGGAACTTCGGGAACTCACGCAGCGTGCCCTCGATGCGCCACGCCGTCCGTGCCTGCACCTCTTTTCTCGTGTCCGCGATGCGGTCGAGCAGGTGATTGTAGTCCACGCCGGAGAGCAGCCGCTTGCAGGCATCCATGGCGGCACGCTGGCTGCACAGGTCGTCCTGCGATACCTCGTCGCTCTTTCCTGCTGCCTCGAGCGCCGCGCCGCACACACGGCAGACGGCGTTGTTCTCCATCTGAGTGCGTAAATCGTCCGATACCTCGAGTTCGATGAGGTCGAGCAGCGCATCCGGGTCGCGGGCGAACACGCCGGAGCCGCTCGCGCGGTCCATCGAGCGCTTGCCGCCCTGTGCACCCTTGGAATGGTGGTGACAGTAGATGGTCGCGCAGCCGAGTTCGGTGCACACCTTGTCAAACTGGTTGCAGAAGTTCGCCATCTGGTCAGCGGAGTTCTCGTCGCCGGTGATGACCTTGTAAATCGGGTCGATGATGACCGCGATGTAGTCCTTCTTGATGGCTCTGCGAATCAGCTTGGGCGTGAGCCTGTCCATCGGCACGGACTTGCCGCGCAGATTCCAGATGTCGATGTTGCACAGGTGCTCCGGCTTCCAGCCGAGGCAGCCGTACACGTCCCTGAAGCGGTGCAGGCAGGAAGCGCGGTCAAGCTCGAGGTTGACGTACAGCACTCTGCCCTGTGCACAGTCGAAGCCGAGCCAGCTTTTGCCCTCGGCGATGGCGATGGTCAGCTCGATCAGTGCGAACGACTTGCCCGCCTTGGACGGTCCGGCAAGCAGCATCTTGTGTCCCTGCCGGAGCACGCCGCCGATGAGTGCCGGAGCCAGCGGCGGCATCTCGTCCCAGACCGCGCTCATGCTCTCCGGGTCGGGCAGATCGTCCGTTGCGCTCTCGATGAACTCGCGCCACTCGGCAAAGTCCGTCTTGCCGATGTTGGTGTCGATGAGGAACTGCTTGTGTCCCTTTCGCATCACGCCCGGCATACGCGACAGGCGCGACGGATTGCGGTTCTGCTGGTCGAGTTCCAGACCGTTCTTGCGGCAGACCGTGTACAGGTATTCGACCCGCTTGCGGTACTCTGGGTAGTCGGGTGCATCAATGTGTACAATGGCGTGCACGCTCTTGCCGCCCGAGTGCACCAGACACGCCACCGGCAGCTCCAGCTCGCGGATGAGCGCGTTCTGGCGGTCGATGTCCATGCCGTCGCACTCGACGAGCGCGTAGCGGAACGCGGTGACGTTCTCGTTGCGGATGCCCTTGCCGTCGAGCGGGTTGAAGCGGATCCACGCGCCGACCGCCGGGTCGTAGTCACCGAGCACGCTGCCGATGTCGTCGCCGCAGGCAGAGAGCGCCTGCACCAGCTGACCGGCGGTTCGCGCCCAGTCGCCCTTGGTCGGCATGGCCTTGCCGTCCTCGTTCGAGAACGAGCGGGTGACGTAGCCGACGTGCTCCTCGCTGTCGAACAGCGTTTCGAGGTAGGTGATGAGCTGCTGCGCCGGATGCCACTCGGCGGGTTCGGCAATCTCCTGCGCCTCGACCCAGTGCGGGTCAATCACGCGGTAGGGTTCGTTCCCGCCGATCTCATCGTCCCAGCCGAGTTCACAGTCGCCGCCGTTCGGCTGCCAGCCACCGCGCTGCGCCATCTGCACAATGGTTCCCGCCGTGATGGGCGTGTCCGTGCCGCGAAAGCTGTCCCACTTGCGGGCGCACTCGCCGGTGCGGTAGCGCCCGCCGTCCCGTCTTGACCAGTCCTCCCACAGACCGACGGGATAGCCTGCTTCTTTCAGTCCCATGCCGACGCCGACCCACTCGCTGTACGAGAGTTCTCTCGGGTCGATGTAGTCCAGCGCCTGCCGGAGATCGAGTTCGTCCTGCTTCATTTATCCTCCATTACTCCGGAATGTACTCCTGCGGATTGACACCGCGCGGTACGTGCCACCGGTTCGCTGCAATACGGTCAATCATCTGCTTTGCCTGTTCCAGTGTCCATGTTCCTACGTTGTGGAAACCGCGCTGTTCCAACAGACGAATCTGCTTGGGCGTTGTCAGACCCTCGGTGCGGCGTGCCGCCAGACGGTCGAGCAGCTTTGCCGCCTTGCCCGCGCATTCGATCTCGTCCGGGCGGATGCCCCACTTTTCCAGTGCGCCGAGCTGCTTTTCGCTCGGCGGCGCGATCTCCCAGCCGAATGCGGGCGTGTAGCCTGCTAAATCCTCCGCCTGAATGGACAGCTCAAACTGTAACGGGTCCACCAGACGGCGCTTGCGGCTTTTCATCTCCGCCAGCTGCTTGGCGAGGGATTCCTCGCGCTGCTGCACCACATCGCTCTCGGCCTGCTCGGCGGCTTCCAGAATGTCCACCGGACCGCCCTGCTCGGCTGCACTCTCGGTCATGCTCTCGGCCACCTCGGCGGTTTCGCAGACCAGATGCGCCGGTCGACAAAGCTCGTGCCGCTCGGTGTGCCACAGGAAATCCAGCAGCAGCAGGTCGGTCTTGCCGGGAAACAGGCGCGTGCCGCGGCCTACCATCTGGCTGTACAGGCTGCGTACTTTAGTCGGGCGCAGCACCACAACGCAGTTGACGCTCGGGCAGTCCCAGCCCTCGGTGAGCAGCATACTGTTGCACAGCACGTTGTACTCGCCGCGGTCGAATGCCGCAAGGATTTCCGCGCGGTCGGGCGATTCGCCGTTCACTTCTGCCGCACGGAAGCCGCGCGAACACAGAATATCGCGGAATTTCTGGCTGGTCTTGACGAGCGGCAGGAACACAACGGTCTTGCGGTCGGCACAGGTCTTTGCCATCTCGTCCGCGATCTGGTAGAGGTACGGGTCGAGCGCACTGTCGAGGTCGCCCGGCTTAAAGTCGCCGGACTGCACGCCGACACCGGAGAGGTCCATCTTGAGCGGCACGGTCAGCGCCTTGATGGGCACAAGGTAGCCCTCGCGGATTGCCTTGGTGAGCGAATACTCATACGCCAGCGACTGAAACACGCTGCCGAGATTTCGCATATCACCTCGGTCGGGTGTTGCGGTTACGCCGAGCACCTTTGCGCTGTCGAAGTGATTCAGGATACGTCCGTAGCTGTCGGATACCGCGTGATGCGCTTCGTCGATGATGATGGTGCCGAAGTAGTCCCGCGGGAACGCCGCCAGCCGCTTGGGCCGCATAAGGGTCTGCACCGAGCCGACCGCTACACGCAGCCAGCTGCCCAGACAGCTCTGCTCGGCTTTCTCGGTCGCGCAGGAAAGTCCGGTCGCGGTGTGCAGCTTGTCGGCGGCCTGATCGAGCAGCTCGCCGCGGTGCGCGAGGATGAGCACGCGGTCGCCCTGCCGCACCCTGTCCTCGGCAATCTTCGCAAAAATGACAGTCTTTCCGCAGCCGGTGGGAATAGAAAGCAGGGTGCTGTCGTCACCCTGCTCCCAGCGGTTCTCGACCGCTTCACGCGCCGCCTGCTGATACGGTCGCAGTTCCATATTAGAATGCTCCCGGCGTAAAGCCGCCCGCCTGCTGCATGGACGGCGCACCCAGCGGATCGAGGAACTCGTCCAGATCGTTGGTTTCGCGGTCTGCGCCGGTCTTGTCCTTGTAAGTACGCTTGGTGATGCGGCAGCGGCCGGTCTTGCCGGTGACGGCTGCCCAGTTCATACGCAGCTTTTCGCCGTGCTGGCGCAGGCCGATGGACGTGAAGAACTGGCACAGCTTCCACTCAAAGCGCTTAAGCAAGAACAGGTTGACGTTCATCTCGCTCTCGCCGTCCGGCGCATCCACACGCAGGTGCAGGATGGCCTGATTGCACGGCGCTACCTTTTCGCTGCCTGCGTAGCGGGCACGCTCAAAGCCCAGTACGGTAAACGGGTACTCGCCCGGCTCGAGCACACGGCGCGGACTGCCCTCGTTTTCGATCTCGTCTTCCCAGCCGAGCTCCTGATCCAGAATGTTGTCGTTCATAATAATTGTCCTCCTTGATTAAAACGGAATGTC